CAAGATTATAGTTTATTTAGCGAATGATTATCAATGACTTAGATGGTTATTACATTGTTTTTGATACTAAAAACTGGAACACAGAACTGGACACCCTAGCTAACAAGTCAAAGGATGATGATCCTGACGGCGATGGAAGTGGCGACGACGATGATGATGCAGGAAAGAAGAACGAGAACAGCCAGAATGTATCGTTCGAGAAACTCTCTACAGCTGTCAACACTCTCGCTGAGAATATGAAGAAGATGGCTAATAGTACAGCAGATGACAAGCCTGCTGCTCATGTTACTGCTCCTTCTATTCCTATTAACGGTTTCGAAACTAACGCTAACTACCTTTTCGGTATCGAGCATTCTATGTTCGATATGAAAAAGCGCTGGAACCGCATTGTCGCTAATCCTGAGATAGCCTTAGCATCTGCGCCAAACGAGGAGACAGACGGCAAGGCATTCCGTACCGAAGCGATGGCGTTCGCGAGATCACTCCAGGAACGCTACAAGTATCACCAGGTACGCAACGAGCTCGGTAACGTCAAAGCTCTCGCTTCCGGCCAGTTTGCCACAAATTACTCAGGCGTGGATAATGCAGGACTGGGTGACCAGTTCGTTATCCTTCGCCAGGATGCGCTTATTGCCCGAATCCTTGAACTTCGTAATCTTACAGAGTTTTTCCCTGTTCGCTATGGTGTTCAGGATCGTGACATTCTCTTCAACGCATTCTTCGATGAGGTATCTCAGGGCTACCAGGAAGGTGAGATCTACAAGGGTGGCATGCAGCTCGAAAACGAGATGGGCTATGTTGATGACGCCATGATTAAGGTTAAGTTTGGCCCAATGAAGGAACTTGAGCGTAAGTATATCGCTTATCTCAATAAGGAGGGCTCCGATCCTATCAAGTGGTCTATGGTTGAATTCTGCCTTCTCAACCTTCTGAAGAAGGCTCAGGACGAACAGAACCAGCGTCGTATGCGTGGTATCTATGTTAAGCCGGAGACTGGCCAGGCATCAAGCTACCTCAATGCAGGTACAGGTATCTGGTATACCTTGCTTCGGTACATCCACGACTACAGCATTAAGCCATTTGCTAATAAGAGCTACAATACTTATACTTCAGCTAATATGCTGGATGCGGTTAAGGAGTTCATTACCGACGTTAAGACTCACCTCTCTGAGGGCATGACCATCGATAACCATGTTCTCTATCTCAATGAGAACCATATTGACTGGTGGCTTGCTAACTGCCGCGAGACTTATGGCAAGGATCAGGACTTTACCGGCCCTAACGGCTACAAGAACCGTGTTCCTGACTCTACTATCCAGATTAAGTGGCTCCCATATGAGGGTAGGTCTTGCTGGATGTTTATGGATGTTCCTGGCAATATCCAGTTTGTAGAGAACCTCCCTGGCGAGATGTTCGCCGTAAAGATGGAGGAACAGATGGAGATGGTTCGTGCCTGGAGCACATGGAAAGAAGGTTGTGGTGCAGCCTTTACCGGTCGCAAGTTCGACAATAAGGCTGCCATGGATGCCAACGATTACGAATTCCAGCAGATCTTTACCAACCTCCCTGCAACTGTTATTGGTGCAGAGATCAACGGCGCAAACGGCTTCTGGCAGATTACAGATGATGCTACTACAGCAACCGCTATCGAGAATATCACGAATGCAAAGGCTGGCGTAGCTTACTGTATCGAGATTGGTGAGGATGATACCAAGCATCAGCTTACCATTGCCAAGAGTGACAAGTTTGCAAATATTACCGCAGCATGGACTCCTAGCCAGGCTGGCGACTATATCATGGTTATTCTCGGCAAGGACGAGAAGTTCCGTGAGCTCGAACGTCGCGTAGGTGGCAAGCGAACCATTAACAAGGCTGTTCAGCCTAATGTTCCTGGTGGCCGTTAGTCCTTATTATATATATTGTTAACTCGTAGGTGAGGTACGGCGTACCTCGCCTACATTTTCAGAAAAAATTATGAAGAAAAACAATATTCCAGTACGTTCTCGTACTTATAACCCTAACAAGGGTTATCATTATGCCCAGCATAAGGGCCGTCTTCTCTTCATGACGCTCATTATGCTGCTCGGCATCGTTTCACTTCTGCAGATGTTAGCTGATCCTACATCTACCTTCGGTATAGGTGGCACAGGAGTCTCTATGGCTTCGTTCGTTGCGCTGACATCTATCGAAGATGTGACAGACCGAGATACCCATGGTTCTGCCATTGCTTACCAGGTGGTATTGGTTCCTACGACTTTAATTGATTTATCGAAGGCCTTCCCTCAGCCGGATAAAGACCGCATGGTCAAGGCGATGCCGTTTAAGACGGCTGGCGCCGAAACCCTGAAGGCTTATCTCTTCGATGCGCATGATATTCCTACATTTACGGCTACGACAGAGAAGGGAGATATCACGACATCTGGCGAGAATAACCTGGTAATCATCATGGGTGGCACTCGCGTGGATCTCTATAACTTCATTGAGCAGTATGCTGGTGGTAAGTTTATTATTCTTTATAAGCATGTAAAAGATACCCAATGGTATATCGTCGGCGAACCTGAGCGCCCTATGATTCTCAATAATACAGAGACTAAGGACGATAAGGACGGCCGATACACCACCTTCACATTTAAGCGCACATCTGTAGACCTTCCTTGCCTGTATGCTGAGGATCCTCTTGGTGTGACAGCTGCCGCTGCTGCCGTCCATTCAGACACGGCTCCTGGCACAAGGCAGAATACGGCTTCAGGTTCTTCAACTGGTAAGACAACAATTTCTTAGCGTTTCTCATTTTATTTAGTTTATTAGTTAATTTTAAGGTGTGTCGCCACAAGAGGTGGCGCACCTTTAATAATATATAAGGTATGATTAGTAGAAGAGAAAAATTGCAATTATTCAATAAACTCAGAGGAGCCGGGCACGCTGAAGCCGACCTTGCTCTCCTGGAGGATGTAAACCCTCGCCATCCTAAACTTACTCGTTTCGCCCGTGACCCGAAACGTTATGCAGACGAAATACTCTACGCTCTTTTGGATGAGTGCGATGAAGGGGATATCGTAGATCATCGAATCTATTTCGAGAAATTAAACGATACTTCAGCTGGGGAAGAACAGGGACCTGTAGATGGTTCTAGTGATACTTCAGCCGAAGGAGAACAGGAGCCGAAAGATGGTTCGAGTGATGTTTCAGCTGAAGGAGAGCAGATACCTGATGATGGTTCAAGTAACACTTCAGCCGAAGAAGAGACTCCTGAAGGTGAAAATCAACAGGAATCAGAACAGTCTGATGCTGCCGACCCTGGCGAGGACTCAAAAAAAAAGTAGTTCAAAAGGAAGAGGAATATCCTAACATCGACTGGGATAACCTCTATAACGAGGACGTGCAGATGGCAACCGTCATCTATAACGACCGCATCAATACATGGCGCAAGATGAAGAAACTCGACGAACTCCTGGACAAGAAACCGAAGGCGAATGATGTGGCCGCCATGGCGGAACTCCGCATCCGTAATCTTCAGGCATTCGACGAACTGAAGGCGTACAACGATACCGGCAAGTTTCTGTATAAGCATCCATTGCTGAAGGGTAAGTCCGAATTCGATGAACTCGTAAAACTGTTCAAGAAGGATCCTGCCGAGTTTCTTCATAAGCATAAGAACGTGCTCGACAATATCAAGCGCTATAAGAGTTATATTAAAAGAGATGATCGCAAGGATAAACGTGCCAGCGACCGTGAGAACCTCCAGCGACATCAGGAACGTGAACGCATGTTCAAGATGGTAATGGAACAGTATAGTGACAAATCAGATAAATCAGATGGATAAGACGGAATTAAAGAAGATTGCAGAAACCTGCGTTTCGATGATGAAGAACGGAGGTGTACTAGAGCAGGCTCAACTCAAGGCAGACGAGAAGATAGCCGAGTTGGCAGCAAACGGCGACCTCGATGCCATCAAACTGTTGAATGAGCGGATGCAGGATCGCGAAGAACTGAAACTTAGAAAGAAGTTGTTTGGCGTATGAAAAGCGAGATAGAAAAGCTGGAGAGCGTTCATCCAGACCTCATTACCACCTTCCTGACTACAGGTGAGGGTAAAGGCATTCCAGAGGATGTACAGACCTTTCTGAAGCAGCTGCAATGGGCAGCCGAAATCTACGAGTATGAACGTAATATTACCCGTGGCGCCCGTCAGCTCAAGCAGCGAATTGCCGCGCAGCAGAAAATAACCCTCGATGTTCGTACCTGCATGACCCGCATTAACCAGGCGATATCTTACTTCAATGTGGATTGTAACGTAAGCATCAAGGTCTGGGAAAATGATTTTGCCAATAAGTACGAGGACCTTGCCAAGCTCTGTTCTGCCAAGCGCGACTATAAAATGCAGAAAGCCTGTATGGATCAAGCCCTGGAATGCCGCAGACGTGCGTCCGAACAGGCAGAGGCGGATAGAGATCTCGGAGTTGTGTTCCTCATTACTCCAGAAGTTACCCCGGAAGAATTAGGTTTTCAGAAAAAGAACCTCAAGGAAATTGCCGGCAAGTACAACCGCGGTTTTTACATATCTCTCATCGATGGTTTGCCTATCGAGAGTTCAGAAAAGAAACGATTGCTTCGTGATGCTGATATTCAGGAAGCGGAAATAGTGGAGGATTTGAGCGATGAGCCAACTGATTTTGAATGATAATACACTCGGTGAATTCGAGCATTACTACATGAACAACATGCAGCTGCTTGCCAACATCATCGACCCCAACATGCTTTTTGCCGAGGTTGCCCGTGCCGGAGGTAAGACCGAAGGTGTGACGGGTCCTCGCCTGATACGTGTTGCCAACGATATGCCGGGAGAACTATCCTTCCTGGTTCACAAAACCTACGTGGCGCTGATGACCAACGTCTGGCCAAACATACAGGCATACTTCTCGCGTCAGGTAGTAGTGAACGGGCAACAGAGATCCATGCTGGAATATGGTATTGATTACGTAGTAGGAGAGAGCACGCTGCCTTCCCACTTCCGGAAACCCCGATATCCGATAGCCTATGCTAAGCATAGCGTGATATTCCGAAATGGCGCCCACCTTCAGCTCGTATCAAGCGACCAGCCGGAATCTGTTGCCGGTAGAAATGCCGTGCACGCTTTCGTTGAAGAAATGAAGCATAATAGTGGAGAAAAACTCAAAACCCGCCTGTTCCCGTCTTTACGTGGAGGTCCAGCCAATGTGCGCTGCTCTGCTTATTATGAGGGTGTTACGGGTGTGAGTGATACGGCTCGCGTCGACCTCGGCGAAGATGACTGGTTTGAGGATTATGAAAAGAAGGTGAACCCGAAACTTATCGAGGAGATTGCAACCGTTGCTCTGGAAGTTAACAGAAGTCTCTACCGCCTGTTCGTGCTCAAGCAGCAGGAACGAGACTCCAAGGATCCTGTTCTCCTTGAGAAGATGCGACTGGAGTCTGTAAAACTTAATGCCTTCGTGGCGAGATGGAAACCTCGTCTGGCAGATATGAGGCGTAATGCCATCTACTATATCCGCGCATCCTCCTTCTGCAACAAGGATATCCTAGGTCCTAAGTTCTTCAAGACTCAGTTGGACACTCTTGATACGGACGAGTTCCTCACGGCTATCTGCGCCATCCGTCACAAGGAGGTAACCAACAAGTTCTTCATCAACTACGACCACGCAAAGCATCAGTTCAAGGATAGCTATAAGTATGAGTCCATTCTTCGCCTGAATCTGAAGGATAGGTTTATCCTTACGGCAGAGTATCTTCTACATTACGATCCTCACGAACCGCTCTACATGGGATACGACCCTGGTAACTTCCAGTCGCTCATCGTTGCCCAGAAGAAAGATTACGGCAGGCGTCTCGACATCATCAAGGAGTTCTTTGCCTTCCTGCCCAAGGATTACAACGCCCTCGTGGCAGAGGTGCACCAGTTCTTCGGATCTGCAGCCGCCAATAAGACTATCTATCTCTATCCAGACCGTGCCGGTAACAAGCGCAGGGAGGAACGGGAACAGATAACTACCGACTCACTCAATCTGAAGGCTGCCCTGGAGTCGTATGGCTTCATGGTGATACTCTATAACGAGGATGCGCCTACCATCTACCATTGGCAGCAGTTCAAGCTCTGCCAGATGCTCTTCGGCGAACGCAGTCCGCTTCTGCCTGTCATCCGTATCGATGAGAATGAGTGCAAGAACCTCTGTTCTGCCATCATGATATCCCCTCTGAAGAAAACGGACGGCAAAATAGAGCTAGACAAGAGCTCGGAGAAGAAACAGCAACTGAAGAATCAGGCAGGACTCACCACGCAGCTGCCTTCTGCGATGATTTACCTGCTTTACGGCCTTTATTCTGATGCCGTGAAGGCGGAATTAAGTACATATCCTACCGATTTACCGGACAATTTCGAAATATAGACGCAGAATAATGCTGCATTTCTGCAGTAATAATTTTCGCGGGCATATCAATAATTTACGGAAAATGAAAGGGTATAAATGCTAAAATACTGATAATCAGCCCAAGCGGACCGGCTGGAAGAAAAACTCCCAAAAACACCTCACCCAAACGAGCACGCACCGCTGGGAAGGGAAAGAGAGGTGCAGGCCTTACGATTCTCGGAAATATGACGGGGAACAGGTGCAGCCGGTCTTTTGCAGGGCGATATTTTTTCGCTATCTTCGCATCATTATGAGCAAGACAAGTAAGAACATCATCATGGATGGCATCACGGCACTCCAGTGGGCCAGAGAAATCAGTAAGCTTCCCGATGGGGAGTTCACTCTGGTTTTCTTTCCTTACTCCAGGGCGAGAGGTGAGGCGAGCGCAAAGCTTCAGGTGCGACACCATTGCAAGTACCGCACTCAGTTGCCGAAGGAGCGCTTCGCCATCGATGGAGAGAACTATCTTCTCTATACAGACGAAGATGGAGAGCCAAAGATGTGCTACCGGATTCTCATCAGGTACATGGGTTTCCCTCAGGACGGATTTAAACTTCACAAAATAAATTGGTTATGAAAGATTACGAAATAGACATGTATGGCAACGCCGGCATCTACCTTGCCGATGGCAATACCTTTACCTTCCAGCTAGGTGAAGGCGACTCCATCTTTGGTGCAGACCAGCTCTTCCAGTCGCCACTCCTGGAGTCTCCGTTCGGTGGCACGCTCTGGATGCAGCAGCATCATTATCTGGGTATACAGGGATACCAGGTGTTGATGCGTGGCCACAACAACCAGCAATGTGACGAAGTGACCAAGGAGATCAAGGAGAACCGACTGCTCCCTCGTCTCTATTCCAAGGAGATCAAGATGCTCTATGGCCATGGACTCGCCGTATACAAGCAGGCTATCGAGGATGGCAAGCTGGTACGCAAGTACGAGGAGCAGCCTGAAGTAATGGAATGGCTCGACTCCTGGAGCTCACGCGGCATTCCTTCAGTAGAGGAGTTCTGCAAGACCTGTATCAAGAACTTCTATTACTTTGGCGACTTCTTCGTGAAGTGGCGCTTCACCCGAGGTAAGGTGATAGGTATGGGCAAGCCGGTTGCTGCGCTTGAGGCGATGGAGAACCGTTACTGCAGATTGGCAACTACCCGACAGGACGTTGCTTCAGAATTGATTTCGTACGGAGACTTTAAACAGGTTGTAGTAGGACGATTCGCCTATGGCTTATCGAGTTACTCGGTTTATCCGAAGTTCAGCTTTAACGAAGTTGACAACTACCGTTATGCTGCGATCTCTCATCACAGAGAGAAATCAGTAGACGAATTCTACGGAGCAAACGAGACGCATCAGGGAGCTCGCCCGTACATCCAAGGTAGCAACAAGACAGCCCGATACATTAACAGTTTTCTGAAAAACTCGCTGGCTGCAAAGGTGCATGTCATTATCCCTAACGCCTGGATACAGAGCAAGCGCACCCAGATGACCAAGCTCTGCGAGGAAAATAAGCGACGCAAGGCGAAGGGCATGGAACTGCTGAAGTATAACGGTATCGATATCGGTACAGACTTCAAGGAGTCGTGCATGGTCCGGTATGTTCGTGACGAGGTACGCAAGTTCAGCTCCTATCTGTCGGGTGCAGATAACCAGGGCAAGGGTTTTTCTTCCATTTCCTTTATGGATGCCCAGGGGCACGAACAGTCGTGGAAGGTGGAAACCATCGACCTCAAGTACAAGGAATATATCGAAGCGCTCATTTCCTACGACAAGCGTACCGAACAAGCCCTTCTGTCTTCGGTAGGTCTCGATGCAGCCATATCTGCAGTAGATAAAGATGGAGTCATCTCGAAGAGTGGAAGTGATACCTATTATAATTATCTCATCTACATCATGTCGCTCACCTCTGAGGACGAAGTCTGCGCAGAACCGCTCAACTGGGCGTTGCGCATGAACTTCCCGGAACTCTACAAGCAGGGCTGCAGACTAGGGTTCTACCGCGAGGTTCCACAACGGCAGGAAGATATAACACCATCCCAACGACTTAACCAGCAACAGGCATGAACAAGAAATTTCAACTCAATAATCTCTTCACCAGTTATGCGCAGTTCTGCAACTGCGCACCTGGTGCAGATACAAGCGCCGACTTCGACAGCCTTCAAGGCTCTGCCGTAGCTGCGCGCAAACGTATTGTTGCCATCATCGGCAACAATACGTTCTCAGATATTGTCGGTATCGAGGAAGAAGAGAGTGGCATCAAGGATTTTCTCCGCGCTGCCATGGCGAACCTTACGCTAGCTACCCAGATTATCTTCGATGCCGTGAACCGAAGGAAGAACGATATCAATCTCTACAAGTACGAGATGGAAGGCATGAAGCGCTCCTATATGGAGAATTACTTTAATGCGATGGATTCGTTGATTTCCGAACTTACTGAAGAGATAAGTGCCGATGATCCTGCCGATATCCGTCTTGCCATGGAAGACTGGCGCAAGACCAATTACTACAAGATGCTCAGTAAGCTGAAGGTAGATACTGCCGATGAATTCGATGAAATTTATCCTATCGACCTCTCGTATCTCTTCTTTTTCCGTTGCGTACCTCTCCAAAAAGAGGTGCTCGACGAGAGCATAGGCGCCTACTTCGACCGGCTCGAACAGGGAGGAGAGGACCAGACGTTTGCTGAGTTTGCCCAGAAGGCGCTGCCTATGCTCAAGCGTGCCCTGGTAAAGAAGACCGTGGCGAAGGCTCTCAGACGTTTCGATATCCTGGAGTTCCCTGCCACCATCCGCAACCTCTTCGATGACAATACCGCCACCCGCTCAGGCAGCGACGAGGCAAGCCGTGCGCTGCAGCTCGCCACACAGCTAGACGGGGAGGTGGAAGATCTGCTGCATAATGTGGATATGCTCCTCGATGCCCAGGAAGGAAACGATTTTCTTTCCTTCTCTGCCGAGAACCGTCCGGACGACAATATGTATTTAATGCCATAAGCTTATGAAAAAGACGATAACCGTAAGAGCAAACGGAATAGAACATGAAATTCCGAACTCGTGGGAACTACTCACTTCTGACCAATATCTGAAGCTGGTGGAGCTGCTTTCTCTTATGGAGAGTGGGCAGTTTTCCCCAGGTGCTGTGAAATGTCTGTTCCTCTGCTACATGAAGGGATGGAACCTGAACAAGATTAAGCGCGATGAGCGAACCCTGGAGAACTTCATGTCTATAGCCAGTCAGCTCTCGTTCATCTTCCAGGAGAAAGATGATAAGTTCGTGCTCGATCTCTGTTTCTGCCGGCAGCAGTTGCCGATTATCTTTATCGACAAGAAAGCCTATTATGGCTATGAGGTCAATACAGATTTCAAGTCGCTCACCTGTTCGCTCACGGCCCTTCAGTATATCGAGGCGCGCCAGCTGCTCGATATGGGCGAGGAAAGTCTTCCTCTGCTGGCTGCGATACTCTACTTCGACAAGGAAGCATATTCCTCGGAAGAGGCGCAGAAACTCGCTCTGAAGTTCAAGAAACTGCCTGTCAACACACTCCGGGCGATAGCTCTAAACTTTACTGCAGTAAATAATTTCCTCTTCTCGAAGACTGAATTTTCCCTGCTCACCAAGTTTATACCCAAGGAGGGCAGCAGTATTACTACCGATGCAACCGATGCGCTCTACGATCTCTCCAAGGATGGGCTGGGTAATGCCCGTCAGGTAGAACAGCTGAACGTGCTTACCTATCTCCGCATTCTCAGAAAGAAGACCATCGAGGGTGTAAAGAGCCTGAAGGCTACCGGTATGGAGTTGGCCAAGATAGCAGACGAGGTAGGACTACCTCTGGAGATAGTTAAAAAGATTATATAACTAAGGCAGGGGAACAACCTCTCTGCGACAAAATTATAAAAGCCTATGTTATTGGATTTATTCGAATATTTTGCCAAGTTTCCTGCTACTGCAGGAGTTACGAAGGGTATTGCCAACAAGGGCGAGAGTAGTATGGAAGAATATGCTACCGTGCTCAAGGCAATCAGGAACCTGCCCGAGAAAGAGCTGGTTCCGGAGATAGAAAACTACATTTACGGCCAGTCGTTCGACGAACTGAAGCAACGCATCGATAAGCTTACCGGTTCCTTCCTGTTCGTAGATTACGGAGAAGTGGATATGCAGAGCGATGGGCGCAGGAGTTTCCAATGTACCCAGCGTATAGCTGTAACTGTAGCAATGAAGTTATCTGCTCATGCCGATATGCTCGAGCGAGTCATAGCAAACGACCGCACCCTTCAGATGCTTTCGAAGGTTCATGCCCGTATCATGGCAGATGTGGAGACGGAAGGACTCTACTGGATGGACCGGGAGAGTATTACTACCTGCGAGATTATTCCGTTCGTATCTGCAGAACTCCAGAGCTACGGCTGGACCCTCATGCTTTCGGCCACAGGTGCAGATATCCTGGATGTTCACCGGCTGTCGCGACAGATGGTGCGCTAGCGTCCTTTGCGGTTCCGGAATATTTGTGTAATTTTGCAATGTCTAAAAAACATAAGGCCGAAATGTTATGAAACAATATAAACGAAATATACCGATGATAGCAATCACCTCGCTCCCTCTGACGGCTGTGTCGGAAGGGTTCCAGTATGTGTATCAGGACTGGGAGTTTGCCAAGTGGATAGCGATAGCCATCTCTATCGATACCTTCCTTGGTGTTTGGAAGCATCTTATCCACAAGGATGCGTCTAGCGAATCCTTCTTCTCCAGGTTCACGAAGAAGATTGTAATCTACATCTTCCTGATGATCCTGAGTAATTTTGCAAGTCATGCCACCGTAGAGGGCTCTACTGTCGGCGCGATGCAATGGATAGGAACTTACATCTGCGTGTTCATGATGGTACGCGAGATATTCTCCATTATTGAAAACATACAGGCTATATATCCGATATTTCCGAAGAACTTCGTAAAGCGCATGAAGGACTTTAACGACAAGGGAGATTACATCGGCGGCGGGCCTATCAACTTTTCGGAAAAAGATGCGCCCGATGATGCATCATAGGTATACATTATTATAATATATATAAAGATATGGCAAGTAAAACTCAATTAGCCTTCGCCCGTCAGGTGTATGCTGCGGCCGTGGAGGCAAAAACAGAAATAGATCCTGCCTTCGTTACTGCCCAGGCGATGCTCGAGACAGGATGGGGTGCAAGGGTTATCGGTAAGGCTAACCTCTTCGGTATTACCAAGGGCAGCCAGTGGGACGGAGATATCGTCATGGTGAAGACTCACGAATACTTCAAGACTCCTAAACAGAAGTTCAAGGAGCCAGACCGCATCGTCTCCGTGTGCAAGGTAGCAGGCAAAAATCTCTGGTATTATACCGTGATGCGTGCCTTCAAGGATTTCGACTCTGTAGGCGACTGCCTGAAGGAACATGAACGTCTCTTCCAGAAGCCGGGCTATAAGGATGCCTGGCCATGCCGCAAGGACCCGTTCAAGTTTGCCCAGAAGATATGCGACGGGGTAGGGTGCAAGTACGCTACAGATCCTACGTACCTCACCACCATTACCTCGATTATCAAGACGATCCGGCGGAAGTGTGTATAAGTTTTAAGTGTTTTGTTGTTATTTGTTGTTATTTTTGTTGTGAATAGGTTTATAGGTTTTATTAAGGTTATTTTTCTAGTGCTGATTCCGCTCGCCCTGGTTGTGGCATTCAAGGAGTGTCACGACCTCAGGGGCGAAACGGAGCGCACGAAAGAGAATCAGGATATCCTCCTTCACAACGGCAAGGTAGAGATAGGCCGCACGCAGTCAGGCAGGCCAAGAGCTTCCGTGCCAGCCATCACGTTGAAGACGTCTGATCTGAAACGCAGTCCGGACTCTCTCCTTGCCGTTAACAGGAAGGAACTCAAGATAAAGAACAGCCGGATCATGGCGGCAGCTACAACCTCTACCACCACCCGGGTAGACGTGAAGGCAGCCATCCGGCCGGTTCCTCACGATACATGCAGTCGGCTTCTTTCCGGTTCCTACCGACCGCCCGACGTCTCGCAGACGGTTTCCTGGAGTGATCCATGGATAACCCTGCGGGGCGAAATCGAGGGCGACAGCATGCAGGTGCATATCGAGAGTCGCGATACCCTTCAGATGGTTGTTCATCGTGTGCCGAAGAGGTTCCTCTTCTTTCGTTACGGGACAAAGGGTGTGCGCATGGAGGTGGTGGGTCAGAACCCGCACTCCAGGCTCTCTTATCCCAGGATTATTATGTTTAGAAAATAGGTTTAAGTGTTTATAGGTATAGTTTGGCTGAATTTTATATTAGATGTATCTTTTTTATACTCATGATTATTAGTTATAGTAATATGATCTTCTAACATTGCACAAGCGTGTGTTCTAATTCTCATATGGAAATCTATCGTTCTTGTTGTAGAGTACGGTGATTCAAGTTTATCAAAATTATCAGGAAGCCCCGGTGCGAGATGCATCGGGGCTTTTTCTTGCTGTTTTCTGAAAATAATCAGCAAAATGTTTGATGGTTCCAGAGAAAAGTGCTATCTTTGCAGGCGTAATGATGACATTGAACTAAGGTTGTGTGCAGATTGAGCAGAGTTTGTACATAACAAGTGAAAAGAAATACAGCTGTGTGGCTCGTGCTGAAGGACTGCTCTCCGGATGCACGGGCCCTTTTTTTTATGATTATGAAACCAACAGACGATGACGACTGGATTCCTCAGCGTGGAGGTGGAGACGACCGCTCAAATGGCGGAACCGTGATACATCCCAAGAGCAGAGGCTAGAAACGAGATGACGGTGATGATGGTGGCGACAATAACAGTACACTTGATCACCGTCATCGCTTTTTCTATATGGTCGCAGCGGTCGGCAAGAATACTCCTGTTGCGGTCGATGATTTCCTGGTTATTGCTGATGGCATCGAGCAGGGTGTTGACGGAGTATATGGCGTTCATCTCTTCCTGGTTATGTCCATTCTTCAGAAGCCTGTCGATGTTCTCCTCCTGTATCATATTCCTGGGCTCGTTGCCTGTATGTCTGAAAGGGTGAACCCACAGAATCTGGTTTACCATGATGTATAGCGCAATAAAGATGCCTGCCCATAGAACAGCAGCAGTAGAGAGCTGCCATAAAGATGGGCTGGAGAATACAAACGCCGTGAGGGCGATGAACACCGTGAGCAGGAACCCGGTCATGGTGTAGGCGCGGTCGGTTGACTTGCGGAGCTGCTCAAGCGTGCTGCTTGCCAATCTGTCTGAGCGCTCCAGGATGATGCGGGCTGTGTGCTCGCTCAGGTTCTTGCGAACCTTGCCGGTTATTATCTTTTCCATACCTTATATATATATTAATAGGTGAAACATTTCTTTTCTGCAAAGATACACTTTTTCCCGCTTATTTCCCGTATCGAAACGTTAAAAATGTGTTATACATAATAAATTTATTATGAAATATTTGTGTATATCAAAATTATTATGTACCTTTGCAATCGAGTTAAGGAACATGTTTAATCAATTAAATTTTCAAGCTATGCAAGATGATTTAGAAAATGAAATCGAGAGAAAGAAAAAGGAAATCGAAGACTTTCTCCGAATCGTGAAATTCACCGGTCTTTCGCAGAAGGAAATCGAAAAGAGACTTGATTATCTCCTGGATGACCTTTCGAGACTGATGAAGAAAAGAAAGTAAAGTTTAACTTCCCCTCCTTCGGGAGGGGACTATAAAATACATATATTGGTATGGAAGATATTAGAATCTTATTAGAAGAATACAAGTCGCTTGCCGGTAATACCGATGCAAAGAGCGAAGAGCGAAAAAACGAAATTATCGCTAAGTTGGAAACTATGGACAAGGATGCTGTGGCCGAGGTAGCACAGCCGTTCGTGGAGGAGAATGTGGCTCGCCTGGAGAGCGAAGTGAAAGCTCTCCGCAGCCAGATAGATGAAGAGGACTATAAACTGCTTCCTATCTCCTATATTGCCAAGACCTATTTCAACAAGAGTGCATCATGGCTTTTGCAGAGGCTCAACGGATATCAGGTACGTGGAAAGGTCTATACGCTCAGCCAGGAGCAGAAAGGCATCTTTAACCAGGCAGTCAAGGAAATAAGCAATCGCATTAGCGCATTGCAGTTAGCATAGCTAACATGTTCAATAACTCAACTCAGCCCCGGTGCAGCAACGCATCGGGGCTTTTCATTCCCATTTTCAAGTTTTTTGTGTTAAATACCCGCTTTCGTTTGTTCTGTTCAGAAAATAATAGTATATTTGCACCGTGAGAATTAGTAACAGAACATGGACACTCAAAAATAAGAAAGATATGAGAATACTTAATAATTTACTGGAAGGGTTGATCAGCCTGGGAAGACTGGGCGGAGACAACAGCCTGTTCAACGATTATCTGAAGGGCGATAATGCTTCAGATCTGAGAAAGGACTGGGAGGCCATCGGTAATGATATGAGAAAGGTTATGAACTTAAAGCAGAAACCGACTTATGTCAGATAAGAAAGAATGTAGCGGAGAGATGATTCCTGCCAATATCAATGATATCCTGGAGGAACTTCCGGAAGACAAGCGGAAAGTGATAGTTTCTACGATGCTCGCCATTGAGGAGCGGTCGTACAGCGGACCTCTTCCTTCGCCCGAAGATTTCAAGGCATACGAGCAGACGCTGAAGGGTTCCACCGACCGCATCATGTCGATGACCGAGAAGCAGGTAGACCATCGCATCGATATGGAGAAGACCATTGTAAAGAAGAAGTTTTTCCAGAGCACGCTGGGGCAGGTTCTTGCCACCATACTCATCCTCTTCTTCGGGTTTATATCCTATAGCCTTGCCATGAATGGCCATGATACTGTGGCCGGCATTATAGGCGTAACCACCGTTATCGGTCTTGCCGTGGTATTCGTATTGAATAAGATTCCTCCAATTTATCAGAAAGGCGAACAATAGCATATCAGCCCCGGTGCAGCAGCGCATCGGGGCTTTTTCATTCCCCAAACCCCTCATTTTTATGCTCTACAGCATATTTAAGTGTTAATTATTCTCATCGTGAGAAAAATTTCCCGATTTTTATTTGGCGGTTCCGGATTTTCTTCTTACCTTTGCCGACGCTTAACAGATGATAGTAGTCTATCCGGCAGGGCGACCGTTTCGCCTATGGCTTCTGGCCGCAGGCTTTTTTTATGCCTAATCGGGAAAAATATTTTTCCTAACTGGGAAAATATATTTTCCTAACTGGAGAAATAATTCTCGCAATAAATGGCGGCTGCATGAACCGTAGATTTGATTAGTCCTTCCGGATAAGTCATCATCTGTTAAGCAACGGGGAATGCAGCCGCCACCCTTTTGTACAATCGGCTGTTAATGCTTAACAGATGATGCGATATGCAGAATTCTATTTTAATTAGTGATGCTCAGGTGCGCCCTGCAGGCATCAGCGTAGAGGAGGGCATGAAGGCCCTCAAGTGTGAAATCAGGAAGCTCGCCAAGACCAAGAGCGAGACCTTCTCCTACCTTTGCGGGGAGGCGGTTACGTATGGCGAAGTAGCTATGACCATGGCAGGTTTCTTCGCCTTCATGGCAGCAGCTGTATTAGGTGGCTTCATTATGGGAGGGGAGGTGATGTAGTTATGGCTAAGATTGATATGCTTACAGATGTAGCGGAACGTCTTGCCGAGTACAAGATGTTCTATCCCGACGCCACGATTACCCGTGTAGGCTTCGAGGATTGCAATTCTATCTCTCACGAAGATGGTTTGAAGCTGAGCGAACAGGTATGCCACATGACGCATAGCGGTCTGCTGCAGTTCGTGATATTCAAGAACAGAATGTATATCTTCAAGTCGAGAGAGTTTCTGAAGGTTGCTGCCGGCTTCAAGAATGGAGCCAGGGTAAGGTTCCATGATCCCCGCACGCCCGATGACCGCCGTGAGAGCGTAATGCTTGCCGACGGAATGCGCTATGATGGCGGCATTCCTTTCATCTGGACCGAGGACAGCGATGCCGACTGCTTCATGGAGTGCAACACCTTCGCGGTATATTGGCGCCCGATAGAAGAAATGAGTGAAAAATAGCCAAACATCACTCATATGTTTGTCCTTTGACGCACAGCAAAGATTTCGTACCTTTGCACCGAGAATTTTAACACAAATGTTTATGTACAACTTAATTTAAATTGATGATTATGGAGAATAATAATAATCAGGAACAGAATACCGCTACTCAGACAGCGCAGAACTTAACATCAGGTAATACCGGCACGCAGGATAAGCCGCTCACAACAGAGGGCTTCCATACGCTGCTTGCAGCCAACACATTTGAACTCTCGAAGGCGAGAATAGCCTACGCCACCGAGATTGCCGACCTTCAGCAGGAGTATGATAACACCATGGACACCATACTGGAGAAGGAGCACCAGGCGAACTATGAACTCCGTGAAGCCCGCGAAAAGTTCGAGAAGGCCAAGGAGGAGTATGAACTGTTCCTCAGAGAGTTGAAGAAAGAGCGCAACGAGGCCGGGCGAACCCACAACGAGGGCAAGGCAGAAGCCAAGAACCGCTGGGCTGCCGTCAACGAGCAAATTCAGTCCATCCGCCACAACATCTTCGAGCGCTATAGAAATTCTGTGGGGCACTCTCACAAGGTACCGAAGGACTCCTGCACCCAGCCTGGACCAAAGACAAGAAAGGAGAAATGAGCGATGAAGAACGATAGAAGCAGAAGAAGGCATATCGCCAAGCTGACTACCAAGGACATCAGCAAGTGCCAGTACTTCATGAATATAGGCAAAAAAATGAACGCCCATAAGGTGGAACTCAAATTTCAGAGAGCCAACAAAACTATTGGTTCTGTTGCATTCATCGAGGATGCTCCACACAAGCAGACTGTTATCCGATGGCATGATCATCGCTACTATGCACTTCGATTTGGAGCTAAAGAGGCTAAGCCACTCAATATGACTTTGGCCAAGTGGAAATCCATGAACAACGGATAAGGGTCTCCAGAGAACAAGCCAATCAGTAACAATAATAATTAAACTAGTAAATTATGGAAAATCAGAATAAAGATGCTGCAGCTAATGTTGCAGCCAACGTGGAGGAAGAAAGAATGCACCCTATCTTTGAGGAGTGCGAAGTAATGGTTGCCGGCAAACCAGCACGTGAACACATGCTCAGCATGAACGGCATGTACATCTCGGGCATTACCGATGAACAGCTCAAGGAGATGCACGAGAAGCTTACGGAGCTGCTCACTGGAGAGAAACCTGCCAAGTATTTCTATGGAGAGGGTTCCATTCCTCTCAAGAATGGCGATGTATTTTGTAAAAGAGACTTCGTGATAAAGACGGATGGAGACAAATTCCCGTTGATGTATGCGCTTAATCATGTATTTGCGGATTTTGTAGCTGCCGAGCATACGAAGGACATCGACGTAAAGAATGCGCATATCACTTGTTGCTTCGAGATAAGCGAGGAGGATTACGAGGCATATCTGAAGGCTCGCGCGAAATAGATTTTTTTGGTTATTTTACTACATAAGACTTCTAAGTAAGTTTGAAATTTTGCCGAAGGTGGTTGCCCGTGAGGGTAGCCATCTTTTTTCTTAGCTATAAATTTGGTTTTTCAGAAAAAGTGGTGTATCTTTGCACCCGAGAATTAGTAACACATTAAAATATATAGATTATGTTAGATACTTTCTTTGGCTTCGTGCAGTTCGTGTCGTTCGTGATTGCGCTTGTTCTTGGACCGTTTGTTGTCGGCTCGAGGATGTTTGCAAAATGGCTTGTTTATCTGACTTTATGTACCATATTTACTCCTTTGTTTGGAATACTTATATACGTAAAGTTCTTCAGGTACTAGTCCTTTGCCATATGCTCGCCTGTTATTATATTTGCATTGCTAATTAGTAATGTATAAAGAATATGGTAACAGACAGTCTTGTTAAAAAGAAATTTGTTCACGAGACTCTTCAAGAAGGCATCCTGAAGATATACTCCACACAGGAGAACGTGGTGCGCAATCATTATAAGCGCCGTACCGGCAGATTGCTCACCACGCTTTCCGCTCACTCGTTCGACAGCCAGATATCGGGCGAAAACCGCACCATCTTTGTGCGAATCCTTCCTTATCTCCGTTTCCTCGATATGCAATACCGCCAGCGCAACGACCGCATCAGCAAGTTCAAGCGCAGGAACCTTGCACTCTACAACCGTGTGGTATGGGGCGTGCTCTATCACGAGACGTTCCCTAAGCTCCGTTATGGCTTCACGGATGAGATACGCCAAGGCATCCGTCAGGAACTGGAAAAGTCACTCAACCCTCAAAAATCATAAGTTATGGCAAGTAAACATTTAACGGAAGACGAAATTCGCTATACCGTCGATGTGAAGACGGCAGCAGCCCAAAAGGAAATATACCGACTGGAGCAGCAGAGCAAGAAGCTGCGCTCCGAGAACAAGGCACGACTCAGCCAGATGATTCAGCTGGAGGCAGCTGGCAAGAAAGAGACTGATACCTACAAGAACCTCAAGAAGCAATATACCGAGACTGGTAAGGAAATTCGCAACCTTACCTCTCAGATAGGCGAGCAGACCAGTAAACTCAATGTGCTTGATATGACTATTAGTCAATTGAAGAAGCAGCAGAAAAGTTTGCAGAAGGAATTTGAAAATACCTCAAAAACGCTCAACCCAGAACTTTATGGTATATTGGAACAAAAGTTGCAAGAGGTAAGCAGTAGAATGGCTGAATTGAAACAGAACGCTAAAAGTTTTGGTGAACTTGCGGCTAGCGACCAAGCTAACGGAATGCTATATGGTAACATGATGACCAAGGCAGCAGAACTCTTTGGTAGTTACGCACAAGGTTTCAAAGATTCCGTCAAGGAACTTATTGATGGTGGCTTGGAGATGGCAGAAACCGCCGATGGTGTGACCAAGGCTTTCAAGGATATGAATCAGCCTGACCTCTTGGAGAATCTTCGTAAGGCAACCAAGGGAACCGTAAACGATGTTCAGCTGATGACGGCTGCCGTAAAGGCTAACGATTTCCGCATTCCGCTGGAAGATCTGAGCAAGTATCTGGAGTTTGCACAGCTGAAAGCCCAGCAGACGGGTCAGTCGGTAGACTACATGACCGACAGCATCGTGACCGGTCTCGGCCGCAAGTCTCCGTTAATCCTCGATAACCTGGGAATCTCTGCAGCAGAAATCTCGGAGAAGACCAAGGAGACGGGCGACTTCATGAAGGCTGTGGCAGAGATTGTAGATACCCAGCTTGCCGAAGCGGGAGAGACCTATATCAGCGCAGCCGACCGGGCAGCCCAGAAGACGGTAGAACTGCAGAACGCCCAGAAGGCTCTGGGAGACGAAATCCTCCCGCTCAAAGAACAATGGGATGATGCCTATGCAGATATGCAGCTGAACACCATCAGTCTCATTTCCTGGTGTGTAAAGCATCAGGGCGTGGTAAAGACGCTCGGCATTCTGCTCACAGCCTTCACGGTTGTAGCGATAGCTACCAGCAACGCCATCAAGACGAATATCGTTGTAACCAAGGGTGCTGCCGCAGCCCAGCAGGCATGGAACGTAATCTGCGCTACCGGAACCGGACTCATGAAACTTCTGCAGGCGGGCTTCCTCCTGCTTACAGGTAGGGTTACCCAGGCAAAGGCAGCATGGGCATCGATGAACGCCACCATGAAGGCAAGCGTCTTCGGCCTGATTGCTGCAGGAGTAGCTCTCCTCGCCATGAAGCTCTGGGATATGAAGAAGGCAGCCGATGCGTCAACGCTGGCACAGAAGGCACTCAACAATATCAGGGCAGAGGCACAAAAACAGGTTGTGGAGGAAAAACTGAAACTGGAGAACCTGATAAAGGTGGCGAAAGATGAAAAACTATCCATGGACGAAAGATACAAGGCCGTGGACGCTCTCAACAAGATAGTTCCTCAATATAATGCTACCATCGACAAGACTACAAAGAAGTTCAGAGCATCGGATAAGGCTCTGAAGGCTTACATCAACAATCTGGTGAAACTCTATGAGGTACAGGGCGCTAAGAAGCAGATACAGAGTCTTGCCGAGCAGCGTGCTGAGCTGGAGGTTAAACTTGCCGGCGCAAAGAAGAACCTTTCCGGCGCAAAATCAGCACAGGGTGTTTCTTATACCACATCCTGGGGCGCGGTAGGTAACACCCAGAGCGATGCAGTCGGTCACTTCCAGTCGCAGGTCAATTCGATATCGAATAGCATCAAACAACTCGATGCACAGATTAATGCCATTACAGGCGCCTTCGGAAAGGGTATCATGAATCAGACCGTGAAGGAGTCTTCGGAGCCGGAAGTTCCGGGCAGCGGCATCGGAGGTGGTGGCGGCGGAAAAGGTGGCGGTGGTCATACCGGAACCGTAAATACTACCACTACACAGCCTGACCCCGATGATATCGCATCGAAGAGATTTTCTGAAAACCGACAGGCAGATATCGATGCCGCCAATCAGGATTACCAGCAGGACGTGAACAACTGGGAAATGGCTCTCGCTCGGAAGAAGGTGTCTCAAGAAAAGTACGACCTCGCCATGCAGGCTCTGAAGACCCAGCATACCGCCAACATCCTCGCCATCGAGACCTCGTATAGCGAGCAGTCGCAGAACATCGGAATTGCGGATGGCGCAAAGAAGAAAGCGCTCCAGGATAAACAGCAGGCGAACCTCCGGGCTGCAGAACAGGCTCATTTCGACCAGCAGGTGGCAGTAGAACAGGCTTATCAGGATGCCCTGGCAAAGGTGATGGAGCAAGGGGAGACGCAGCAGGAACTGACCCTGGAGCAGCAACGCGACCAGAAACTGGAAGTTCTGAAGGGATATTATCAGGCTGCGCTCAATATGGCCAAGCAGAACGGGGAAGATACTACCCAGCTGGAGAAGGCATATAAGGATATACGGGCTCAGATACAGAAAGAATATATCACGAAACAGAAAGAGCAGCTTGACGAACAGGACGAAAAGAAAAAGCAGGCTAGGCAGGCTCTCGGTTTTGACCAGCAGAGCGAATACGACCGGCAACTGCAGCAACTGAAGCAGGCACTCGACAACCAGTATATCACTCAGCAGGAATATGAGCAGAAAGTGCAGCTGCTGAAGAAAGAGTCCTTCATGAAGCAGGCGGAGTACTATACTAACCTCTTCAGTAATGCCGTGACTTCGCTGCAGAATGCCGAGATGGCGAATGTAGACGCCAAGTATGACGCAGAGATTAAGGCTGCCGAGGGCAATACGGCACTCCAGGAGAAACTGGAGAAGAAAAAAGCCAACGAGAAGCTGAAGATACAGAAAAAGTATGCTGACGTAAACTTCGCCATGCAGGTAGCTCAGATTATCTCTAATACTGCAGTATCTATCATGAAGGCGTACAGCGAGTTGGGCCCGATTGCCGGAAGTGTTGCTGCAGCTCTGATGGGTGTGACCGGTGCAGCCCAGCTGGCTGTAGCAAATGCTGAGCGCCAGAAGGTGAAGCGTATGACCCTCAACGGATCAGCTAGCGGAACCAGTTCTGCCGGTTCCCGTGTGGCAAGCGGACGCGAGAGTGGCGGACGCATCGACGTAGAGCGCGAGCAGGATGGCAAACACTTCAACGCCGAGTATGCACCAGGTAAGCGTGGGTATGTAGATCATCCTACCGTTATCGTAGGCGAGGGACCTAGAGGCAGGAGCAAGGAGTGGGTGGCATCGAATGCAGCTCTTGAGAACCCTACCATCGCTCCGCTCATCAACCTGATGGATGCAGCCCAGCGTGCCGGACAGATAAGAACCTTCGATATGAGCAAGTATCTGATGGCCATGCAGGGCAGGGCGCTGGGTGGAAGTATCGCCCGGCAGTCTGCCCGGATCAGTCCTGAAACCGCGTCAGGAGGGGCAGATTTTTACGTCCGGACGCAGGAATCTGCGCATCGCGATGCAGGAAATGCTACGTCGGGACGCAATAATGACGAGCTCCTGGAACTGCTCAGAGAGCTCAAGAGAGACGGAATCCGCTCGTTTGTATCACTCTCGGATCTGGACGCCAAGCAGGAATTGCGAAACCAGGCGAGAAAATTTGCTAAAAAATAAAATCTTCTGAACATGAAAATAACAAATCTGGATAAAGGAAAGGCCTACCAGCTTGGCGAAAACGCCAAGCTGGAGGTAGAACGTACCAACCCGTTCTTCAACGATTACGGGGAAACGACCTCCCCGCTGGATATTCCGGCAAGCGATTACAACCGCATGATACTGAACTATCCCGATACCTTCGGTATGAGGGATAAGATGGTGGCTGCGAACGTAAGCATCGAAGACGGCGAGTATTTCGCCCAATGTAGGCAGATTGTTCTCTCGGCACAGCACAAGGGAAACATCTCCTCTTCATTCTATATCAACGACGGATCCTTCTACTCGAAGATACAGAATGTAAAGCTGAAGAGCATCTTCAAGGACGAGATGATACCGGGGTGCACAACCGTAGATGAGTGCATCAGGTTCTGCAGGTCTCTCGTAGGAGGCGAGAACGAGAACTATGATATCTTCCCGGTTCTGCTTACCGACGATTCTGGCATGGATAAGGGATATACCTATAAGATACTGAACAAGCTGGGCATGAGAACTAAACTTCCTAATGCCAAGTACTGGAGATACAAGGAAGGTGGCGGCTACGAGTATGTGACTGCCCCGGAAGAACAAGGATTAGTTCTCTGCAACATGTGGTCCAATACCTTCTGGAACGCATATCCGGATACGGAATATGTAAACGAGATACCAATCAGTCTGGATAAGGGCTATTATATATCCCCATTCATCCGTGCCAACTACGTTCTCAAGCGTGTTTTTAAATACTTCGGTTATGACCTCAAGGAGAATTTCTTTACCAAGACGGAACCATTCAACAAGATGGTGTTGCTTAATAATGTGATAGACGTGATGGTGAACGGACATATCCGCATCGAGGATCTTCTTCCGGACGTGTCGGTATCAGATTTCCTCTCAGTTTTTCGGAAAAAGTTTCTTTGTGAGTTCGTGTCTGACGAGGGAACACATACTGCAGATATCATCTTCCTGAGAGATGCGGTAGATAGCGTTCCAGTTGCGGATCTCACCCGTCAGATGACCGAAGAGCCTACCTTATCTTATAAGACTGCATCCGATTACAAGCGCGTGGTCCTGCGTGCGAAACACCAGGTAGATAGCGATGCAGAAGACAGCTATGACAATATCAAGGATATGATAGCGAATAATTCTGGCGCCTACTTCAGCAACGAAGAAGGCTGTTTCTACAAGGACGGATTTTCCGGCAACTATAAGGTGAAAGCCAAAATAGGGGAGTGTTCCCAGAGTTATGATGCCGGCGAAGATGATATTGATACGCAAGACGTGGAGATACCGGAGATGATACCGGAAGTAAGAATGCTGCAGTATAAGCAGGAAGCGGACGGAGAGACTATCACGAGAGATATGGGCAGATGGCTGTATATCGGAGATTACGCTACGCTCAACTCTTCGATGAAGGTGGCAACGGAAGACAACTCAGAAACCAGCGAAGATGCAGTCACAACTCCAGTCATGCTCGCCTTCCCATACATGGGAACCGATGACATGCCTTGCGGAACCGTGACGGCCTAAGATATCCATGTATCAGTTTCTGATAAATTTGGTACGCATCGGCCAGGAAATCCTACACCCCGGAAACTGTTCGACTATTCCCTGGTATATAATGGCGAGGATGGCATCTTTGAGAAGTTTTACCGGCAGTATGATCTCCTGCTCAGAAATTCACTCCAGGAACTCAAGGTAAAACTGCTCCTCTCCCAGTCGCAGAAGCAGAACCTTCCTTCTTACGCAAAGGTTGTGATCAGAGGTGTGAGTTTCTTCTTCAACAAGCTGAAGTTTACCCTCGGAGGAAAGAGCGAACCAACGGAAAGCGAGCTCAGGACCATCGCTCTCACTACTCCTGTTAGCGAGGCGAAGAGTCTGGAAGCCGTAATGCCGGCGATGAACTGCAAATATGAGTGGATCGGATTCGAAGAGACGGTAGAGGTATCTAAGGGTGATTACTGGAATTCCGGAGATAACCGGGACCGCACATTCAAGATTATCTATCCTCCTCTCCCTTCAGCTGAGTACGTTGGCCAGAAGTATGGCCTGCAGAAATCATACGTAAGCCAGAAAACCCGACACGCAACGATGTTCCGTCACAGTAAATGGGTGTATCATTGTACGACCGTCTGGTTGGAATGCATACCGATTTCGTAGGGTTTTGTCCTTTGTTATATACCTGTATTATCTTAACTTTGCAAATATGACCAAAGCTATTTTAAGATGATACAGGTTTTATTACATCCAGATGCTCTGAGCATGGTAGGCTCCATGAATGCCTTCGAGATATACTGCAGCTCGAAGACAGATGTGGTTTTCGCCCTACGGTATCAAGGCTCAAGCACAAACATCGTTCAGCATACCTATACGCCGAACGATAAGAACCGAATTACGGTGTCCGTCAAGGATATCATCCTTCCTCTGCTCAGTTTCGAGGTGAAGGACAGCATTGAACCTTATATCCAGCCGAACATCATGAAATCCTTTGTGGCAACGGTTTACGAGGTTGGCAGCGAAGGCAGCAAGAAGGAATTCACCTTCTCCGTGATACGTGCCGGAGTAGACCGTTTGGCAGATTCGGCAGCAAATTTTCTGAAAACCAACTTCCTCACCTGGCAACCGCAGACGAAGGGAGTAACCTATTACTCTCCGGAATTTCTCACTTACTATGCAGCTGAAGCTAGCGAGGTGAAGTGTAAGGCATATATACCGGCCGGACACGGCTACGAAGAGAAGGTATTGACGCTGGCAAGCCTGGAGGCAGGAAAGGTATATACTGTTCCGGTACAATACGCCATCATCGCCAAACTATTAGGCGATGATGGCATTCTGCCCCATGTTTACGAAATCTGGGTAGAGCAGGCTGGAGAGCGGGTTACCTACGTACAGCAATACTATGCCAGCGATATGAAGAGCGAGGAGGAAGAGTGGTTTCTCTTCGAGAATTCGTTGGGAGGTGTAGACTGTTTCCGCGCTTACGGCAACAGCGAGAATACTGCAGAACATACCCACAATGTGGCAGAAATAGAGGAAGACTCTGAGGAATATCGCGTAGATACCACCCGCAAGTTTAAGAAGAATACCGGGTTCCTGGACAAGAAGGAGCGCCTGTGGATGCTCGATTTCTTCCCGTCTCTGGGTAAGTATGTTTACCATGGCAATTCTCTTCGTAAGATAACCGTTACCGATAGTGACGTGAACTACGAGGCGAAGGAGCTGCCTTCGAACTACACCTTCACCTACAGATATTCAGATGCCCGTCCGTACCTGAATATTTCGCGCTCGGAAGTAGGAAGCTTCAAGCAGCTGGATATTCAGCTGCCGGATCTGGGAAATTTTACTATCGCCCCGCGACTTGTTGAATGCTCAAGGCTGACGCTCAGTAGCGGGGCTCTCTTCCCGGTTCAGAACCCATATTCAGAAGAGTGGGGAGTAACCACGCTGGCAGCTATCTTTACCCGGTTTGTAGGGCAACTGTCCAGTTCTTATACTGGCGGAGGTGGCGTTGGTCATAGTCATAAGAATATTGATGTGCTGGACGCACTATCGGAATTCAACGGATACATTACCTATCTCGACAAGAAAATCAAGGCAGGATATGCCGATGAAACCGATGATTTTTCTGAAAATGGCAAGGCTAGCAGGAAGATTCTCCGCAAGGATATCGAAGATACGGCAAGCGCTCTGATCAAGTTTCTTTCAGGTGCACAGTTTGGAGGTTTTATTCCTGGAATACTTACAGGTTCGGGAGGACGTATCGATGAACGTGGAAACGCTGAGTTTGAGAGTATCACATCCCGAAGCTCTATCATAGCAAAGGAACTCATCGTGAACCGCCAGACGGCAATGGAGAGCAACTTTGTGTTTACCGAATCCGGACTGGTTGACTCTGTAGAAGAGAATGCTCCCGCTACAGAAGGCGACAATATTACCTATACTCTGCAGTTGCAGAAACGGTGGGAAGGCGATTTTACTGCCTTTAAGGAAAACGATGTTATCCTGGCATCTGTCAACGCTCTCGCTGCTGGCGGTAAATATTACGATATGTGGATGAGAGTCCTGTCTGTCAATACCGTCAAGAATACCATCGAGGTAGTATGTTACCCGGATAGCGAGGTCCCTTCCGGGGCAAATCATCCTCCTTGCGAGCTGGCTAGGCTGATCCGCTGGGGTAATGCTACAGATGAAGACAGACAGAGTTGCTGGTATATCTCATCATCAGAGGGCTTACTCGTCTGGCTCGATCATGTTACCAAGCCTATCATCGACAAGTCAAACTATTCGCTCGCCATCGGTAAGCTCCCGGATGCGCTCCACTTCGTCTTCGCTAACTATCCTTTGGCCGACAAGCGCGATGGAGCCTTCTACGCTAAGTATCTCGCGGTTCAGAATATCATCCGTACAGATTACCAGGGCAACGTTAAGCAGGATGTTGTAGATAGAGGCAAATGGTCTCTTGATACGGCGAAGAGTGAGGAACCTTACAGGTGTATCGCTACTGAAGTACATGACGTATGGCACTACGGCTGCCGGTGGCGTTGTCTGGAAGACGAGACTCAGGCAGAGCCTAAATATGCAAGTACAGGTTGGGCGTTCGTCGAGGGTAATCCGGAATTCAAGGTCGAGATGACATCTGCTCAAGGTTGGAGCTTTGATTGTGATGAAATCTCTAAACTCAACGATGAAGGCCAATATAACGTTTTTACCACGCTTTTGTTCGAAGCTACTCTCTATAACCGGTCGGTTAACGACTATGTTGAAGCGAAAAGAGTTACATGGACCAGAGATACCGGTAATGTGCAGGAAGATAACGCCTGGGCTATCGAGCATGCTGATGCAGGCTTTTCCGTTCCGATTACCTGGAAGGATCTCGGAACCAATGCAGACGAGAGGTGGAGTTGTAAGTTCAAGGTCGAGGTGGAACTTCTGGAAGAGACGGTCCAGCCATCTCGCTCAAGAGTTGCCTATGCAGAATCTTCGATATTTGTGTAATCTTTAAATAATTTATTGATATGGTAATGATAATCGGTTCTAAAACCAGAAAGTTAAATGTAAAATACACTCCGCTGGACGCAATCTGCGAGATTGTTCCTTACGGAGGAGTTCCTGACCGGCAGGCATATAATAGCCGTGATGGAGGCTGGAGCCCTAACTATAAGACAGGCGCTCACCTCTGTCTCTTTCCTCATTGTAATGCCATCAATCCGAATTCGGAGACGGTAAAGAATTATGTGAATGACGAGCTGACTTCCATCGCATGGTACGAGCTGGTATACAATTCTGCTTCGAAAAAGTACGTCCGTGGAACTCAGATTTCGACAGGAGATGACTATGAAGTCGTCGAAAACTCTTCCGACGGACTAGTTAAGGGTATGCTTATCGTTAAGAGGAATTCGTCTGTTAATGATCCTATCAGACTGGAGTTCGAGGCGTCGTATACCAATCCGCTATCGAAGCAGATAATCCGGTATCTCGGGCAGAAGACCGTCTTCTGTGATGATACGGAACGGCCTATTCCGGTGCTTCACGTCTCGCCTATGGTATCAGTATGGAATCCGCTTACCGATGCGAAGAACGTTACATTCGAGGCTATGCTGACGGACGGAAAGACGGATGTGACGAACAGCAAGAACACTCGTTTCTTCTGGTATCGCAAGACCAATATTCATGGAGAAACCTATTCTCTGGAACAGATTACGGGTTCCGCAGATAAGGATATCGATGTGGTATCCCTCCCTACAAAGACGGCGATAGTCGATGGTGAGGAAGTGACGGTTTCAGGCAACAAACTAACCATCGACCGAGACCTGATAGGTGATGCAGAATATTACGTATGCAAAGCTATGTACAGGGTTGACGGATTGAAGTCGAGCGATTCCCTGGGCGATACTGATCCGAGCGAAGAGTTTGCTGCCTTGAGAAAAATGCCGGCATACGAGCCGTCTTATTCCGGAGTTGGTGATACAGACGATGAGAACCTGTCGTACATCAATCCGACGGCTCATCTCTTTGTTAAAAACACGGAGATAAATAATATTGAGGAGTTCTTTAAAATTCGGTGGCACGTAAAGAATCCTGGTGATACTGACTTTAAAGTCGTAGCGGAAGGCCTGAGCCCGCAGATACCATTCGTTAATGGCATGGCCATTTTTAATACGATGGAAGATCTGGGAGCGACTAAAATCTTCGTCGACGATAACGGCAATTATCTGGTTGATGAAGATGGGTCTATCATAGTAGGTAAGTAATTGTTTAATCTTTAATTTATAGAAGTATGATTTATTATATCAAGGTGACACCTGAGGTTGCAAGAAGATTCTGCAACCCGGTACTTAGAAACAGAACAAAGGATGGAAATATCCTGCTCTGGATGGGCGACTTGAACCAGGTTCCTGGTGATACGCTCAAGGAACGGGCCAACTATGTAGGAGGCGCGCTTCTGACAACCAATCAAGCTAACGATGAATACTGGGGTTATACTGACGACCTTGCTGGGTGTTATACTCCGGATTATTTCGGAGGGCAGAAAGATAACGATACATCGGGCTCTGAGGCTACAGACAAAGGTTCAGAAGAAACTTCAGAGGATGACGAAGCAGACGGTAACAATAAAGAAAAGGAGGCTTAATTATGGGAAATAAAGCGCAGGCGGTAGGTTCTGTAGAATACACAAAACAGGGTGGAACCTACTTTATTAAGATGGTAAGTGATTTCGGTGACATCCGTCAGAAATACGCATCATACGATGTCAACAATAACGAGGCATCAGGAATAGTACCGGATTTTACAAACCCGGTACAACAGCCTACTATTGAGGCTTACATAACGAACAGCAAGAAAGGTGCCGAGGTGTACCCGAATAATGCTAAGTGGACAGCCAACGGCGTCGAACTTACGTTCGGGGAAGACGGCATCTCTACACAGAATTTTTGCGGAGAGACCGGACACTTCAAGTATATCGCTGCTGACGCGAAAAAGAAGACAAGAGCTGGACTTAAAATACTCAAGAATCTTGTCGTTCCATTCAATGCGACTCCGGTACTTATCGAGTTCGTTGGAACCGTTGCCGATGGCAATAACTCTAAGAAAATACCAGGTTCTTACACTATTCCTGTCCTGGAAAGTACCTCGAATGGTATGATGGTTCGCATATCGGCAAGCAATGGAGGTATTCTTGACAAGGATCATGCAAGCATTAAACTAAAGGCAAACATCGATGATACTGGTGGAGCAATTATCAGTAACCCGACCTATGCCTGGGAAGCAACAGGTGATTCCGGAGATTTCGAGGCTTTGGGCGTTGGGTATACTGGTAAGGAAATCACGGTAAATCTGGCAGATGTAAGCAACTCGAGACTCTATAAGGTTACTGTAGCCGGCATCGGTTCAGATGTCCAAAGAGTGGAGGACCATACGGACGAACTCAGAGTTGTTCCTAATCCAACCCCGCCTGAGGAAGAAATCGTAGAGGGTTCGAATGGTAATGTGACCTGGGCTCCAAAGATGTATCGCGGAGAAACCTTAATTAACTCAGGGGTTACGTTCTCGATGAAATTCTACAATCCGGCGGGTACTCCGATTAATGTCGCTACACAATTCTGCATTACAGAGGATGAGGTGGCGCAGAATGGAGGTGCAAACTATGTTATAACAGGTTTAATCCAGCAATAATGAATCATGATAGAAGTAGCATCATGTGTAGGAACAGTTAAATATATCAGAAGAGGTCTCCCTGGAGCCCGAGGCAGCAGCGGTCCGGTGTGGCGACAGCATGTAGGTTTCGTATCAGCCACAGCCGATGCGCCTTACCAGTACTATGCCGGCAACAACGATGAGAGGTTCCTTGATGTAGTGCTTATAGATAAGGTGTGGTATCGCTGTCTTCAGTCTTACAAGTCTACCGGCACAGATGATGTTCGCAACACCCCGGCAAATGCCGAGATGGCGAAGTATTGGACCTCTGCCGATATGTCTAACTTTACCTTCATCGCCACCCAGTTTCTTCTGGCCGAGAATGCTAAGATTAATCTCTTCGGGTCTAATGAGATAAACCTGTACGGTTCAGATACGGAAGGTAAGATATTTGGCTCGTTTAGAGTTCCGAACGGAAATGGTGATGACTCTCTGTATGCACTGTGGCTTGGCGCACCGAATGGTGCTGATGCTCCATTCAGAGTAACGAAAGATGGTTCGTTATATGCGTCTAAGGGTATATTCGCAGGAGAACTGAAGAGTGTGACAGGCTCTTTTTACAGATTGACTGCTGTTAGTTCTGACGGGAATAAAAACGCTGGTTCAATATATTTTGATGGTGACTATATAACATTTGACGCAGATATTTTTAATCAAGGATATAATTATGCGAAGAAAAGGAGTTGGCGTTTCTATGCTAGTAGTATATGGTGTCGTTCCTCCTTTGGGCATCTACAGAGCACATTTGCAGTAGTATCTGGGGATGTTATGCAAGTTTATCCTGACGGATACGATAGCGAAAGAATACCTGTGCCTCTAGAGCGTGTTTCTTATGACAATAAAACCGTATACAAAATTCCATTGTATAGTCCTAATGAAGCTTTGTCCGGATGTCCTATTGATATAGTAGTATTCAGTCCTATCAGAGCAATTGGTACATACTATTACGAGTTTGTACCTGGAGGAACAGGTAAGCGTTGGATGGCAATAAATGCCAATGACCGTAATAATGATATATATTTCTGCGATGTCGGTGGATGGCATCAACTTCATGGTGGACAAACAATAAATCTTGTATATATAAACCCAGAATTACTTACTCCTAGCCAGGAGGATAAGACCTATTTCGGTCGTGGTATCTTCTGGAGCGGAGAAAAAGATTTGGATTGGATAAATAGACAATCATAAAAGCAAAAATTGATATGAAACGGAATTTAGAAAATGTAGAGGTATATACCTCAATCGACAAGTCATCTTGTCAGGTAATCAATCTTCGCAAGAACATTGCGAACCTCATCTATAACCAGGGCAACGGTCTGGGTTTGGAGGGTGTGGCTCTCTCTACGAAGATGTGGAACAGCGATGGCGATATAGACTACAGCGAGCGTGAAGTAGAAATCATCCGCTCAGTAGTAGAGCGCTGCTGTGCCCCTTGCGTAATCGAGGCTGTAAATCGCATCTTTGGCAGCAAGGAAGAGAATAAGTAATTAATGTATTAATTTTAAATTATAAAAAATATGGGAATTCAAACAAAGAAAATTAGTGCCTGGCTCAGCGCTAACGGCCAGGCCATTACTAACGCAAGTCTTAACACTATGAAGCCTTATCTCGAAAAGAATATGGCTCAGATGTATGATGGCGTCTTCATCATGTATCATCGTGCAAATGATGGATATCCGCTCATGATTGCTCCAGCACAGTGGCCAAGCTTGGAAGCTGGCGGAGAAATAGCGGATGGCGTAGTAATATTTGAAGGTGGCCGTCGTCTGGTTGTCGCTCCAACACAGGCAGATGCGCTACCATGGTCGAGCGCAGAGGTACAGGCAGAACTTCCTAACTACGGCGACGGCAACACTTTTACTGCTCAGGTTACCGGGAATAACCGACTCGCTGCCATGCTGGATTTTAATGGCCGGCAGCATACGGATGCCGCCATCAAAGCATCGTCCGATTCGCACGTAACGAATACTGCTGACTACGCTCCAGGCTATTGTAGACTGTATAGTCGAGCGAACAGTAATGGTAAAGGTCTGACCGCCGGATACTGGTGGCTGCCATCGGCGGGGGAATTACTGGTGATGTATGCTAATAAAGCAAAGATCAACTATGCGCTGTCACTCATTAAGGGAGCTCAGCAGCTAGATACAAGCTGGTACTGGTCATCTACCGAGTCCAGTCCTGCGGGCGCGTGGGGTCTGAACTTTGGCGACGGCTACCTCAACACCTGGCGCACTAAGGTTAGGGATAAGGGTCGTGTTCGCCCGGTGTCAGCATTTTTACGATAGTTAGTTGTTAATAGTTAATCGTCCTCTACCTTAAAGTCGAGGACATCTCCAGTAGAGTATTTAAAACAAGGAAATATGGCAGCGACAAGGTTGGCAAGTAAAACGAGAATATATCTAGATGTAAAGCAGATGCTTGATATAACTATAGGCGTGGTTAAGAATTTTCCAAAGTCACAACGTCCGATTTTTGGAGACAGACTATGTAATATGCTTATTGATAGTCTGAATCATATCGCCAAAGCGTATATGCTCAGCGATCTGAGTGTTCGCATCGAACATCTCGCTCAACTTCAAACCGATCTCGAAGTTATATCGACCTTGATAGATATTGCTGGAGAACAAAGGTGGATAATGGGTACAAACAGACTCGCGAGCCTCCTTCGTTTGAGAGAGGACGTCGGAAAACAATGCACAGCATGGAAAGGATCACTCCTTAGAGCGCAGGCTGCTGAGATGAGTTCCAGACAGTAGACTACAGCTTGAGTGATTTAAGCCAGGGTCGGCGAGATACGTCAAGCCGAGAGAGCAACCTTTCTTAATTAAATGGGCCGCATCCTATCATATATAGTTAAGAACAAGAAATTTGCGGCGTCAACCGAGAACAGTCCTGCGAACGCGTGGAATCTGAACTTTGGCGACGGCAACCTCAACAACTGGAACAATAAGGTTAAGGATAAGAATCATGTTCGCCCGGTGTCAGCATTAAATTAAGAAGATATAAGCAGACAGATGTTAAAATGATAGATTTTAGCATTCTCTTAGAAGCATATTTCGACTGCCGCCGTCATAAGCGGAAAACAGTCGGCGCTACGGAATTTGAAATGAACTATATGAGTAACCTCGTTCAGTTGCTCGATGAAATCAATTCACGTCAATATAAGATCGGCAAATCTATCTGCTTTGTTGTTAGATACCCTCGCTACCGCGAAGTGTTCGCTGGTCAGTTTCGTGATCGCATTATCCACCACTATATCGCACTGAGACTCGAACCCCTGTTTGAGTCTCAGTTTTCTGACCGTACATACAACTGCCGGAAAGGCAAGGGCCAGCTGGCTGGTATCAGGCAGCTTCAGGAGGATATTATGGAAGTGAGCGAGAATTATACAGAAGATGCCTACGTGATGGGGATCGATCTGAAGGGATTCTTTATGAGCATCTATAAGCCGCTTCTTGCTAAGATGGTAGATGATTTCATCGTAAGGAATTACCATGGGGATGACAAGGAAGATCTCCGTTGGCTATGCAATATGGTGGTTATGCACCATCCCGAGAAGGATTGCGAGAAGAAGAGCGCCGATTATCTCTGGGAGTTTCTGCCTAAAGAGAAGTCTCTGTTCACGAATGGAGAAGACAGAGGCGTAGCTATCGGCAACCTCTTTGCTCAGCTCTTTGCTAACTTCCTGTTATCGAAACTCGATTGGAAGATAGATTATTACTGCAAGCACCATGTAAGATACGTAGATGATATGGTTCTGGTGGCGAGACGGAAAGAGACGCTCCTTCGCCTGATGCCGATGATAAGGGAGACGCTTGCATCTTTAGGCCTGCGGCTGAATGAGAAGAAATTTTATTTCCAGCATTACTCTAAAGGTGTCAGGTTTGTGGGAGCTATCATTAAGCGAGACAGAATATACTCGGTTAACAATACCATTAACAACTTCAGGAAGTCTGTACGTAAGCTTAATGATGCTGCCAGAAATGGAGATATTGAAGCCATTAACCATGCCATTCAGTCGGTTAATTCATACCTGGGAATCTTCGGTCATTACAACGAATACGGAATGAAGAGGCAAATCATAAAGGAGGAGTTAGACGAGGAAGCATGGAAATTTTTTGTAATTAAAGGCCATTATAGGTCTATACAACTCAGGAAAAGATATAATATTGATATGAAATATAAGAATATGGCAAACGAAATATTGAATCATAAAACAGAAGAGAGAAAAGATATTCCAACGGAAAATGAAATTTCAAAAATGCTCGACGAAGGTTATGAACTTGAGATGTACATCATCGATGGGCGCATACATGTAGAGTGCTATCCGCGTGATTCGTAGGAAAGTAGGATTGTAGGAGAAAAATCTCCTACAATCATTATATTAAAATACGCCTTCATAGTCGATAAGTGCGCTGTTTGCTTCTTTGCAGTCTTGCGGCGTGTATATATTGGTAATATCGACAGATGAATGTCTCGCCTGATCTCTAACAGACAGCAGGTCTGTTTTAGATTTTATCATATTAGTTATGCCAGTATCCTTCAGGCTGTAGAACTTATATGATGCGTTTAGCTTTAATGCTTTTCTGACGTTTTTGTCCCAATATAGCGAGAAGGTTCTAGCCTTCAGTGCTTCTAGTCCTGGTCGAAAATTATTACCGAAAATATAATAATTCTGAGGTCTTGAGAATATACCTAACTCTTTCATCAGCTCGATAACGTGGTTCGGGATGGTAACCACGGCGTCTCTACCATTTTTAGTGTTAGCGCCGTGAAGAGAGAGCGTCTTTTTCTTTGTTGATACATCTCTGATTCGTAGGCTGCACATTTCTCCAGGGCGAACGAACAGATAGTGGAGAAAATAGCATGCAAGCAGGAAGTGTTTGTTTTCTTTCTCAAGGTAGGATTTGAGCTGTCGCAGAACATCGTTAGGTATAACGTCTCGATTTTTATGCTGCAGTTTCGTCGTTACATTAATGCCGTCAGTCGGATTTTTCTGAACATACCCTCGTTCAACAAGATAGCTGGAGAAGGACTTTAGCCAGCCGATATAATTATTTCTAGTTCTTAGAGTATTATTTCGTCCGACCAGCACATAATCTAAGAACTTACTGATTAGAGTTTTATTGAACTGATATATATAAGTAATATGTTCGTCGCCGTTTAACCACTTTTGCAGGAAGTCTAATTTACCCTCATAGTTGCGTCGAGTGCCAGGCTTCAGTCCACCTTCTTTTACCATTTTCGCTAGATATGCTCTGTATTTACCGCATACATCTGCAAATAACGCGTACTCTTCCTGATTAGATTCTTCTATCCAAGGGTTCCATCCTTCAAGAAGCTTTTGAGTAATACGCTTAATGAGAGCTTCGCCGTACACTCGCTGATTTCGCTTACCCTTTATGTGTCCTAGCATAATCTTTTTTAGGCGCAACTTTCCGTAGCAAGGATCGAAAACTTTAAAGGAAACGTAGCATTCAGAGGCCTGATGCAATTTTGGAGTAGTCCACCCAATAATCTCTTGAATGGACTCTTTGTTTTTACAAACATAATTTTTTTTGGTCATTTCTCTAATTTTCTTAGTGAAACGCCCTAGTTAATATTATTATACCTTATTATATATATAACGCACCATTCAAAGATATATTTCATGGATCCGTCTTTTTTTTATGTTATTGCATTACTATAATCAAACAAAACAATAATGTCGCCTACATGCGCAGTTCTTTATATCTTCACCGATTTTTCGCCGAGTAAGTTAGTTTTATTTTGTTCTTATTTCTTAATTATCAAATAGTTACGCTATTTTTAGAAAAAAATAACCGATTTTTTCAATCGTAAGGATTAAACCTTTTCGGTTAGTTTTCGTCTATTTAATAAAGTATAAAAGAAAGGAATGAGGAATATGT